GCCTGGGACGGCCGGCCGCTGTCCACCATGTCCCGGTCGGCGAACCGGATGCGCGCCACCGGCCACCACATCACCGTCATCGGGCACATCACCCCGGGCGAGCTGCGGGTCCGCTACGCCGAATCGACCGACGTGGTCGGCGGCACCGCGAACAGGCTCTTGCCGTTCCTGGTGCGCCGGTCCAAGCGGCTGCCGGACGGCGGCGGCGCACCGGCCGGAGTCGTTGAGGACGCCGGCAAGCGGCTGGCCGGCCTGCGCGAGCACGCCAAGCTCGCGCTGCGCTACCTGCGGGACGACGCGGCCGAACGGTGGTGGTGCGGCGACCTGTACGCCGAGCTGACCCCCGGCGACGTGCCCGAAGGGTTCATCGCCCGGATGGTCGCCCGCGCTGCGCCGCAGGTGATGCGCACCGCGCTGATCTACTGCCTGCTCGACGCCGCGCCAGCCATCACCACGGAGCACCTCGCCGCGGCGATGGCGCTATGGCGGTACTCGCTCGCATCGGTGGAGCACATCTTCGGCAGCACGGGCGAACCCGACCTGGAGCTGCTCGCCGAGGCGGCGCAGGCCGCCGGGCTCAGCGGGCTGACCAGCACGCAGATACGCGACCTGTTCAACCGCCACAAGAGCAGCGCCGAGATCAAGGAACTGACCGACCGGCTGCTCGCCACGGGCGACTACGACGTCCTCACCGAACAGACCGGCGGCAGGCCCGTCACCCTGCTCATCTACAAACCAGGCGACCAAAGCGACCAAAGCGACGAAAACCCTAGCGGCTGACCTTCGGTCGCTTTCGTCGCTTTGGTCGCATCACCGGGAAGGAATGCAGCCCATGACGGCCGACAAGCCCATCATCGTGATCACCGAACCGCCGCCGGCCGGCGCCTCGCCGGCCTTACGCTGGCTTTCACCCCCCGTGCTAGCCGATACTCAGACCGTGACGCGGGAAGCAGCTGCGGTCGCGGTCATCGTCGCCCTGCTCGCCGGCTGGTACGGCCGGATGTGGCGCGAGCGGGAGGCCGACCGCCGCTTCGCGCAGACCCGCGCCACCAATGCGATGAAAGCCGTCTGGAGGGCGCGCGGGGGCATCGTGGTCGTGGGGATCGTCGTCGCGGCCACTGTCAACCTGTGGCTGCACGGCCGCGGCCGGTGAGGCGCGGCAGGCGCAAGCGTGGACTCGCCACCGTGGCCGGTCCCGGCATGGTGCGCCTCAGCACAACCCAAAGAGGTCTCGGCAGTGAGCACCAGAAGGACCGCAAGGCTCACCTCGCGCTGCTGCGCGACGGTGACCCGTGCCCGCGCTGCGGCCAACCGATGTACCGCAGCCAGCTCCTCGACCTCGACGACTTCCCGGGCCGCGTCTTCGGAGGGCCGCAGGTTAAGCGGCTGTCGCATAGGTCATGCAACCGGCGGGCTGGTGCCATCCTCGGCAACCGCATGCGCGGGCTGGCCAGGCCACGGTAAGCCGAACAACCATGATCGAATCGGTTTTCGCAGGTCACAGGCTTGCGCTGACCCCGGAGTCGCCTGTACGCGCTGCCGTCACCCTGCGCTGACGTCAGCGTGCGACACTAGATCATGGCCGACGACGGCGCCACCCGGACGCGGCGCTGGAAGGCGCATAAGCAGGGCGATCACCATCTGTGCGGGCCGCGCTGTGACGCGCTGAGCGCCCCGGTGACTGCGCCCGCGGCCGGTGACATGGGTGATGGCCCGGTTGACGTGGACGCGGCGCTGGAACGGCAGGCGCGCAGGCTTGAGGCCGCGTGCGAGGCGGCCGAGGGCAACGCGGTGCTGGAGCGGGAACTGCGGGCGACACTGCTGGCCCTGCGCGGCCCCGGTGAGAGTGTGGATCGTGAGCTCGCCGAGTTCGACGCCGCTTTCAGCGCGGCCTAGGTGGGCCACCCCGGCGACCCCGGGGCGGGCGCATTTCGCTGGCAAGGTGGATGTGGTCGCCGCCGCGCTGGGGTTCGGCGGCCCCGGGTTCCGTGGGCTGATGCCGCACCAGCGGCAGATCAACGCGGCCGGCACCGAGACCGATCCGGCGACCGGGCTCCCGGCCTACCGGCAGGTCGTGATTGAGGAACCCCGCCAGCAGGGAAAGTCGGTCGGCACCTTGTCGCTGATGGTGGCGCGGTGCCGGGACGCGCCGGGGACGATGGTGTCCTACTCGGCGCAGACCCGGCTGGCGGGCCGGCGCCGGTTCCTGGATGTGTGGTGGCCGCGGATCCGCCGGTCGCCGCTGCGCAGGCTGGTCGATGTCCGCAAGGGCTGCGGGTCCGAGGCGTTCGTGTTCCGTAACGGGTCCATGATCATGCTCGCATCGGGGACCGAGGCGTCCGACCACGGCGACACCCTCGACCTGGCCGTGATCGACGAGGCGTGGGCGCAGCGGGACGCGACGATCGAGCAGGCGCTCAAGCCCGCGATGATGACGGTTCCTTCGGCGCAGCTGTGGGTGGTGTCCACGGCCGGCAACGAGTTCTCGTCGTACTTCCGGGGCAAGGTGGATGAGGGCCGCGCCCGGTGCGAGATGGGGGTGACGGACACCGCGGCGTACACCGGGTACTCGGCGCCCGATGATGCGGACCCGGCCGACCCGGCGACCTGGTGGGGTTGTATGCCGGCGCTGGGGATCACGGTCAGCGAGGAGACTGTGCGCGCTGACTTCGAGACGATGGAGTTGAGCGAGTTCCGGAGGGCTTATCTCTGTCAATGGCCCGAGGTCGCCAACCCGGGCTGGCGGCTGTTCACCGAACAAGACTGGCTGGAGGCGATCCGGTGACGCTGGCGATTGGGCTGGAGCTGATGACTACCCCGGACATCGCGGCCGCGATGCAAGCGGCGATGGATGGCGAGAACCGGCGCCGCGAGCTGGCGAGCCAGACGCCGGGCCTGGGCCCGGTGCTGCCGCTGCCGCAGCCACCAGCCGGGCCCGGTGTGGGCCTGTCCGACGTGCCGCTGCCGGTCGTCGGCGAGGGTTACGAGGTCCAGGCCGAGATCGCTGCGGCGGTCCACAAGGCCTACGGGACGGCCAGGCCGCAGTACGCGCATCCGGCGGTCGGCGGGATCGACTACCCGGCCGGCACGCACCAGCCCGCGCTGCGGCACGTCCACGACCTCGGCGACGGCACCCTGTTCATCGAGGGCCGCAGCGCGCCAGCAGCGGACGGGTTCACGCTGGTGTCCCCACCAGCGCGGCCGTCGCTGCTGTCACGGCTGCTCGGCAAGTTCCGCAGGCCGCGGTGAACGTCTCCGCGGGTGCCTTCAAAGTCACCGGCCGCGTGGTTCCTTCAGCGCGCGGCCCGGAATCCAACGCTGGCGAGGGGCCTAACCTCCAGCCCCCATGATGCCGCGTGCGGCACCCCCGCGGGGACGAGTGCAGCGCCCCGCCATCCGGGGGTTACCACCGGGCGGCGGGGCGCTGTGCCGCTACTGCGCGACCTGCTACGTGCTCTCAGTGTCGTCCGGCGACGTGATTTCGAATGTGAAAATCTCGTTGCCATCCACTTGGACCTCGCAACTCAGCTGAGTTTGCCCTGAGTCTTGGAGGATATTCCAGTAGGGATCGAAGTCGGCCACCGGGAGACTCAGGTCCAGCTCGAATTCGCCGTGGTGATTTTCCCGCGGAAGAAACAGCCCGATCTGGTTTGCCGCGCCCGGGGCAAAATCAATCTTCGCCACCGTCGCGCGGCGGCCTGGTGGCCCCCCAGGCTGCTGCTTTATGTCCAGCCGTAGCCGGATTGCAGTTACCGCGTGTCTGTCGCTGCCGCCCGCGTGGCCGTCCTCCTGGAAAAATCTCGACCCGAACGCCTGATACCCGGTAACGACATACTTCCTCTCCTCGACACCCAGCATGATGATCCCCCCTCTTCCCCCGCGATGCAGCTCCACCTGACGGAGCATGCGCTATCGCTTATCACATATTCGACCACCATCGGTCCACGGTGGCTAGCGCGGTATTAGAACTCTCACCTGCCGTCCCGGCGGGCGAGGATGGCGGCGATATCTTCGGCGGACACGCTGTGCAGGCGCAAACGGACCTCTTGCGGGTGTTCGATCGCGAGCCGCCGCGCAGTGAGCGCGGGTTAGGCGGCAGACTTCCCCGCGTTCACCGCTGCTGGCGTTCGTGCTCGCGGATGCGGGCTTCGAGTTCGGCCGGGTCGGCGGCGCGGTACACGACCGGGGGACTCGACTTCAGCCTGCGGGCGTACAGCAGGCCGCCGACGCCAACCCAGGTGTGCCAGCAAGGGTGATCGTGCTCGATGCGGTGGAGCGTGGCGCA